CTACTTCATCCGTACTCCAGACGATACCAGTGAGTCTGCATGGACTGCTTGGAAGAGAACACAGGGCTTGGATACACCCCCAAGATAACCCTACTAGCCTGTCAGCGAGGGACTAGGGTAGACACTGATACATGGGTGGGACAAGTCAGTGTCGGATGAATCGCTGCCTCATGGGTTTACTGGGATGGTTGGTTTTGGGGGGAGTTATTCGATTAACTACCCCTTAAAGCATGACCCTCTGGGTAGGGCTGGATAGCATTGGCTACCACCCTTGGGGAAACTATGTCTAAAAATACTTGACAACCCTTAGAAATTGTGTTCTATAATGTAATCATGGACAACCGCAAGGCCCATGACAGCAGTAGTCTGCTCCCTGGTGTGGGGGTAACACACAAGTCTAGGCCCAGATTCTTCTGGACAACCGTTGGCGATAAACTTTTCATCAACCGTTTCTAGGAGAAACAAATGTCAATTAGCATTTCTAATGCATTTGTGACGCTGTTCGACACGGAAGTGAAGCAAGCATATCAAGCTGATGCTGTCTTGCGTAACACTGTCCGTTTGCGTACTGGTGTCACTGCGTCCACTCACAAATTCCCCAAAATTGGTGCTGGTGTTGCACAAGTCCGAGTTCCTCAGACTGATGTAACTCCTTTGAATGTGTCTTACTCACAAGCCACAGTCACACTGACCGACTACATTGCTGCTGAATACAGCGATATCTTTAACCAAGCCAAAGTCAACTTTGATGAACGTCAAGAGTTGGTTCAGGTTGTTGGTAAAGCCATTGGTCGTAGATCTGATCAGATGATCATTGATGCACTTGCAGCGTCTGGCACTAGCTTGACCGTTGCTACCAGCATTGGTGGTTCTGCCACAAACTTGAATATGGCTAAATTGCGTGAAGCTTCACGTTTGCTTAACACTGCAAACGTACCAGCAGAAGATCGCTTTATCCTGATTCATGCTTCACAATTGTCTAGCCTCTTGTCTGAAACTGCTGTTACCAGCAGCGATTTCAACAGCGTGAAGGCATTGGTGCAAGGTGACATCAACACCTTTATGGGCTTTACTTTCAACGTCATTGGTGACCGCTCCGAAGGTGGTTTAACTGGTGGTGGTTCAGGTTCTACCCGTAAGGTTTATGCCTACCACAAAATGGCAATCGGCATGGCTGAAAGCATGGCAATTCGCAGTGAGATCAACTACATCCCAGAGAAAACCTCTTGGTTAGTTAGCTCAATGTTCAGTGCTGGTGCTGTCGCTATCGATGCTGGTGGTTGTGTTGACATCACTTGTACAGAATAAGGAGCATAAAAATGGCTTTCTCAGCAACTGGCTTTAATGCCGTAGGCGGTCAGTCTAAATCAGGTAATGCACCTGCCATTTGGACTTATTCCAGCACTGACGCTCAATCAGTAATTCGTGTCTCTGGCTACTTCAACTCTGTTTCTTCAGTGTTGAAAGTCGGTGACATTATTTTCTGCTACAGCGCCACTGGCGGTACTCCTGTAATGTCCACAGCTTATGTGGTCAGCAACGCTTCTGGCGTGGTTGACATCACTGACGGTGTGACCGTTACCGCAACCGATACTGATTAATCACAGTATCAAATGGATCGGCCTGCTACTGGATAACTGGTGGCAGGCCATTCTTACATCTGAGGTGACAAATGGCTGCTGGTGATACCGACATTCGTATTTGCTCTGATGCCTTGCTGATGCTTGGCGCTAAGGCAATCTCATCATTCAATGAAGGCACATCGGCATCAAATACTTGTGACCGCTTGTACCCTGGTGTCAAATACTCAACCTTACAGTCATACCCATGGTCTTTCAGTTTCAAGAAAGTCCAACTGGCACAGACGATTAACACGCCTGTTAACCAGTACCGATACGAATACCAACTGCCATCTGACAGACTGGGTGCTATCAGACGGGCATATAACAGCACAGCAATTGGCGTTGGAACATTCAATGATTGGGTGATCCAAGGCGACAAGCTTTTGACAAATGAGAAAACTGTGGTCATTGACTACCAGTATGCTCCAACAGAATCTGAGATGCCAGCTTACTTTGTGCAATTGCTCAAGTACATGATGGCATGGCATCTGGCTGATCCAATTACGGATCAAGTCTCCAAGACGCAATACTGGCAACAGGTTGCTGTCGGTTCGCCAGGCGAAAACAACCGTGGTGGTTACTTCCGCACAGCCATGGTGGTCGATGGACAAGGAAACACAACTCAGTCGTTTGAAGACTTCAGCCTCATTGAAGTGAGGAACTGATGACTCGACTTGTTGCCATTCAAACCAACTTTTCAAGCGGGGAATTAGACCCCTTGCTTCGTGCAAGGGTTGAGCTTGAGCAATATAAAAATGGCGCTGAGACACTAACCAATGTATTGGTTCAACCACAAGGCGGTGTACGCAGGCGTGGTGGGCTTAAATATCTGATGGAGATACCCAGCGCAGCCAGTCCAGCAAGTGGCAGTCGTAGCGTCCCATTTGAGTTCTCTGTGGACGACAGTTATATGCTGATCTTTGTCAATCAGCGTATGTACATATTCAAAGACAGAACACTGATCACAAACATCAATGGTTCTGGCAATCCATATTTGGCGGTGTCGGCTGTGACAAGCTCAATTTTGTCCACCATGTGCTGGACTCAGTCTGCTGACACGCTGATCATTACGCAAAAGGATATTAATCCTATCAAGATTGTGCGTGGTGGTACTGATGCCACATGGACTGTGAGCAATATTGCGTTCATTGGCATTCCAAAACACGCTTATACCCTTGCATACAGCAACCCAGCAGGTACTTTGACACCCAGCGCAACATCTGGATCTATCACCCTGACAGCCTCTGCCGCATCATTTACTGCTGCCAGTGTTGGTCAGTATGTGAATGCCACTCCACAAGGTCGTGCAAGGATCGTTGCATTTACAAGTACCACCGTGGTAAGTGCTGTGACTGAGATTCCATTTTTCAGCACTGCTGCCATTGCCACTGGCTCATGGGAATATGAGTCTGGCTATGAAGATGTGTGGAGTTCAACCAAAGGTTGGCCTCGTACTTGTACCTTCCATGAAGGTCGTCTGTACTTTGGTGGCAGTAAGTCTCGCCCATCAACTGTGTGGGGTAGCAAGGTATCGCAGTTCTTTGATTTCAATCCTGATCAAGTCTATGACGATGATGCGGTTGAAGCAACGCTGGACACAAACAGTTTGAACACCATCACTGACATTATCAGTGGTCGTGACTTGCAAGTGTTTACAACTGGCGGTGAGTTCTATGTTCCGCAAGCTGGCCTTGAGCCAATCACGCCAACCAACTTCTTTGTGAAGACGGTCAGTCGTAATGGATCTCGTGAAGGTATCCGTGTACAGACATTGCAGTCTGGAACCATCTATGTGCAACGTCAAGGCAAAGCACTTAATGAGTTCTTGTACAACGATACAACTTTGTCGTATGTCAGTACATCAATCAGTTTACTGTCCAGCCATTTGATAAATGCTCCAATTGAGTTGGCGCTTAGAAAAGCCACAAGCACTGACGAAACAGACGCATTGTTGATGCTCAATGGCGATGGAACAATTGCAAATTACTCTATCTTGCGCCAGCAAAATGTGGTGGCTCCAAGCAAATTGACGACTGATGGATTGTTTAAGGATGTCGGTGTTGACATTGAAGACATCTATGTTGTGGTCAAACGCACATTCAACAGCGTGGACAAGTACTATGTGGAAGTCTTTGACACAGCCACATTTACAGATTGTTGCTTTACTGGCGGTGTTGCCACAACCATTTCCAGCCTACCGCATATTGGCAAGACACTGAATGTCATTGCTGATGGCAGTGTGTTGTCTGATGAGGTTGTCAGTGGCGGTGGTTCTATCACCATGGATCGTGCCAGTACAACCAGTTACGAGGTTGGATTACCATTTACAGTGACGATTAAGACTTTGCCAATTGAACCACGGATGTCTGTTGGTGTGCGTATTGGCTTTGTCAAACGCATCATTGAAGTCAATGCTTTGCTGTATGAGACACAGCATTTGCTGGTCAACGATAACCTTGTGCCAATTAGATCATTTGATACTGTTGGCATTTTGGATGAAGCAATTCCAGAATTTACTGGCACAAAGACTGTTGGGGGAATCGCTGGATACTCTGATGATGCTCAAATTACAATCAGTCAAAATCTTCCATTGAAGCTTACGCTCCTTGGCCTTGATTACAAACTATCTGTGTACGGAGGCACATAAATGGCACAAATTGCAATGTTGGCTTTTGCTGCTGTAAGTGCAATTTCGTCAATCAGACAAGGTCAGCAACAAGCTGAAGGATATAGATTTCAAGCACAACAAGCTGAACTGCAAGGTCGTCAAAATGCATTGAACTACAACCGACAAGCGTTGTATGCGTTTGAGCGCCAGCAACGTCTTGGTGGAACAATCAGAGCAAGAGCAGCCGCTGGTGGTATTGATCCGCTAACTGGAAGCCCATTGTCTGTTGATCAATGGAATGCTGAACGTGCTGGCAATGAAATTAAAATTGCTCGTGAGAATGCAGAGTTGGCGGCTGCTGGTGGTTTGGCTCAATCACAGCAACTGTATGGTGCGGCAACTGTTGCAGAAGCTTCTGGAATCACAAGTGCAATTGGTAAGGTTGGTACAGCCTATGCAATGTCTTCACAAAGTGCAACACCATCAACTGGATCAGCCGCTGGCTCTTCTACATCACTCTATTCAGCGCCAACTGCTGGAAATCTTGATTACATGGGTGGTGGCTTTGGAATGAGAACCAGTTTGTATGGTGGTGAACCTGGTTTAAGGATGCGATAAAAATGGCTGAATTACCTCGTTACGAAAATATTGGCGTTCAATACGCTGATCTTCCAAAGATATCTACAGCTATGCAACAAGCACAAGCCCAAGGATATGCTGGTCTTGAGCAGTCATTAGATCGGATGACTAATTTCTTTCAAGAGAAAGCAGTTACTGAAGCTCAAAAGAAAGCATTGAAGTATTCGATTGAGTTTCCACCTACACCAGAACAATTGCTTGAAGCCAAGAAAACTGGTGTGATGCCAGTCATCAAAGGCGCTGGCAGTGTATTTACTGAAACATACAACAAGGCCACTGCTCACATATTGGGCAACGAGTTACAAACTCAATTCCAAAACAGAGCTGCCGAAAGATTAAATGCAATAGAGCGTGGTGTGCCAATTGATATACCTTCATTCCAACGTGATTTGCGTGATGACATTGATGGAAGCATTTCTGTATTGACAGCGATTGATCCAGAGACATCGATTAAATTTCGTGCATCCATGGCAACCGTTGGTCATGGCGTATTTAAGCAAGCATTGGCAATTGATGAAAAGAATCGTCAACTAGGTTATGCCGCTGATCAAGAAATTGGCATTCTGAGCATTAAGCCTGTAGTTGAAAATGTCATCAAGTCATATGCTGATATTGGAATGGATCCAGCAGAACTTGAAAATGTTTTGCAAAATGTGATTCAACCTTTTACAAACAAGACCAGCATCACATTGGCTGGTACGAACAAATATGCAATTGATGCATACAAGATTGTGGAAGAAGCCAAGATTGGTGCTGTGCTGACAAAGTTAGCAGATCCTACATTTGCATCTACTACTGGCGTTGCCGCTCAAAAATTAATGAATGGCGATCTTGGTGAATTTACTGGCTTATATAACAGATTAGATAAAGATACAAAAAACAAAATCAGAACTGAGCATATGAAAGCTGTCAGTGATGCCAAACAATTTACTGACATTGAGGCAGAAAAACGCAAAGCCGAGAACAAAGTTAAGGGTAATGAACTGACCATTGAGTTTTTGCGTCCTGATACAAAGTCTTCTCGTAAACAAGAAATCCTAACAGAGATGATCCGTTTGGATGAAATGACTTTGACAACTGCCATGGAATTGATGAAGCCAAAAGAGGCTGAACCAAACCCAGTGCTGACAATGAGTCTTTATGACAACATTAAAAATGGTCGCATAAAAAGCATTAATGAACTTGTTCCATATTCAAATAGATTAAGTCGTTCTGAATTTGAGTCGCTTGGTAGATCATTGGTTGACAATCAAGCCAAGATTGCTTTGGAAAGAATTGATCGTGAGGCTGGCATTGTCAGTCCATTTGTTGACCCTGGTCCTGAAAAGCTTAAAAGAAAAATCGATCTTACCGATAGATATTACAAGCAATTACAAAATAAAGTGCCTGGTGAAAAAGGTGTTATGCGCTATTTGACACCAAGTGAAGCAATTGAAGCGGCAATAAAAGGATACTCTAGTGATCCAGCAATAAAAACTAAAGAAACAAAGCGTAAGCAAGCTCAAGACAAGGTAGACAATTTTTTTAGCACCAGACCAGCGCTTAAAAAACCAAATACCACTCTTGACCAAACTGACTTTTCAAAAGTGCCTGGTTTGTCTGCTGGTGAAATTGAGATTTTGAACAGAACCAAAAAAGAATATCAGGATAACCTATGAGTCTAGAACGAGAACTTCGTAAAGACTGGGATAGCGTGTTCTACCCAGCGCCTGATCCTATTGTTGAACAAGCGCCAGCACCTGGTACAAGCCAAGCTGGTGATGTTTTGGTGGCTGAAGCTGGATCTCGTGGTTTGCCTGAGTCTGCCTACTCTGGTGAAGTTCAGGCTGAGATGAAATCGTTTGATCCAACCACACGAGTGCAAATTGCTGACAAGCTTCAGTCTGTATTGGAAAGCCTTGGAGTAGATCGTTACATAGCTCGTAGAAATGCTCAATCTTTTATTGGTGGAGCAAGTAGTAACTTGCCAGCACAAATGGGTCTTGTAGATGCTTTGGCAATGTTGCCTGGCATCGGTACAGCCATCGGTACAGCCATGCTTCCTATGTACGTTGAAGAAGGAGCTTTGGCAATTGAAGAAGGTATTAAATCTGCCGAGCAAGGTGATCTTGTGTCGGCTGGAATTGAGACTGCTGTCGGTGCATTGAATGTATTGCCTGGCGCACAAGCGGCAAAGGATGTCAGTAAGAGGGTAGTCAAGAAAGCCAAGTCATTGGTTAAGGAAGCAAAATAATGGCGATCCAGCAACTTGATCTCAAACTTGATCAGATGAATGAAGGACTTGTTGACCAAGATCAACGAGAAAAGCTTGCCGCTGCGCCAATGCCAGAAGTTGCAACTCCTGACGCTATGGCTCCAATGCAAACAGAAATGCAAGAGGAAGGCATTCAAGTTGCTGGTGGTCGTGGCGAGGTTATCCGTGAAGTCTTGAAAAAGCTCAAGCCTGTTGAAATCCGCAAGCCACCAGTTGCACCGCTGACACCACAAGCAGCCACTGCCGCTGCGGTTGAAGACACAACAAAAGCCGCAATCAATGCTGGTGTAACAAGTAGCAAGACGGAAGCTAGGATTGCAGCCAAAGTGCAAGCCAATGCCAATCCAGCTATTACGCCAGAAGCATTTGCAAGCCAACGTGCTGACATACAAAATCTTCGATCAACAACAGATCTTGCGGCAGAAGTACCGCCAACAACTGTATTCAATTTGCCAAAGATGGAGACAACGGAAGACATCAAGTCAACCATTGAAACCATGAACAAGATGTCTGGCATCAAAACCCAGACGATCACATTTGATGATGTGCGTACAGCGGCTGAAGGCGCTGGCATTGGCCCACAGTTCATTGATGACATCACCAGTGGCAAGCTACAGGTAACACCTGAGAACACCTACAAGGCATTGAATGCCATGGTTGCCAGTGCCAAGCACTTGGATGGATTGGCTGCCAAGGTTGCTGATGGGTCTGCTACTCCAACCGAGTTGGCAGAGATGGCGCAAACCATTCACTTCCACAATCTGCTTCAGCAAAGTGTCAAAGGTTATCAGACCAATGTCGCTCAGTCATTGGCTGTGATGCGTATGCCTCGTGATGGTGCTGTTGACATTTCCAATATCCTTGAGAATTTTGGCAATGAGACTGACATTGTGAAGTTTGCTCAAGCCTATTTGGATGTCAAAACTCCAGAAGGCAAAGCCAACATGATCAAGAGTATGGCTCAAGGAAATCCTTGGGAGAAGATGTACACAGTCTATGTCAACGGCATCTTGTCTCGACCAGGCACACACTTGAAGAATGCTTTGAGCAATACTGTGTTCTTGCCATGGCGCATGACTGAACGTGCTATTGCTTCTACTATTGGCACAGTGCGTCAAGGCATTGGTCTTGGCGGTGATGATGCATACTCATTGATGGAAGTGCCAACCATGCTGGCATCTACTACTACGGCTGTGCGTAATGGCTGGGAGCTGATGTCTCATGCGTTTGTCAATGGTGTACCAAAAGGCTGGTCTGATCCAACTAAGATAGCTAGACAGCAGTCTCGTTTAGAACTGTTTAATGCCAAAGCAGACGGTTCATTGTTGTCTGCTGGTATCAAAGCAATCAACTATGTGACTACATTGCCTGGTCGTGCATTGATGACATCTGATGAATTCTTCAAAGGTGTCAACTACACATACGAACTGTCTGCTGAAACAACCCGCCTTGGCATCAAAACATTTGATGATGCATTGAAGAGTGGTGCAACTGTTTCAGATGCGCTCAAGGCAAAGTCTGATGCCATAGATAAATTCTTGTTGGAGCCGCCAGATTACATTACTGGTCTGGCAGAGACTGGAACATTTACTCAAAGGCTTGAAGGTACTGCTGGCAAAATTCAATCTGCTTTGACACCAAATACAGCGACTGGTTTTGCATTGCGTACTCAAATTCCATTTATTGCAACACCAGTAAATGTGATGGGTGAAGCTGTTGCTCGTACACCATTGGCTCCATTTACCAGTTCATTCTGGGCGGCAATGAAACAAGGTGGCAAAGAAGCAGACATGGCAATGACCAAGGTTGGTCTTGGAAGTGCTGCCATATATGGATTTAGCCAGATGGCTGCCAATGGAAATATCACAGGCTCTGGCCCTGGTGATAAAGGCACACGCCAAGCCATGGAGCGCCAAGGATGGCAACCATACAGCTTTGTGTTTGACATCAGCAACATCACAGAAGATGTGCGTCAAGACTTCTCACAGTTCCCTGGCATGGTCAGATTCGGTTCTGGTGATTACGCAGGCAAGGTATTCTTGAGCTACCAAGGCATGGAGCCTATTGGCGCTTTGATGGGTATGTCTGCTGACTATGTGGACTACGCTAGGTATGAGGAAGACGACAGCCGTGTCAATGCATTGGCTGGAGGTATTGTGTTTGGTGTTGCCAACTATATGTTGGAGCATCCAATGCTAACTGGCGTGAGCAATATCACTTCATTGCTTGGAGGCGGTGTGCCAAACAGTAGGCAACACATGGTTGAAATGCTGAATGGTATTGCTCGCATTGGTACAACGACTGTTATCAAATCAGTTGAGCCACTGTCTGGAATTGTTACCAGCACCAAAGAGAAAGTTGATCCATTACGCAGAGACTATCAAGCAGATCCCAATTTGCCTGCTGGTATCAAAGGCTTGATGGATGCAGTGAATAAGTGGAAGTCTGAGACACCAGGCTTGTCTGAAGAGCTAGATCCATTATTAAACATTTGGGCAGAACCTGTTTCACATGAATATACATGGGCACCATTGCGGATGAAAGAGGGTAAACAATCTGAAGTTGATCAGGCGCTTATCCAGCTCAATGCAAATATTTCAATGCCATCTAGACAAGTCAGGATGAAAGATCCAGATACTGGTATTTCCACAACTACAAAATTGACTGCGGCAGAAAACAATGAAGTTCTAAAAATTGCAAATTATAAGTTGGGTCTTGAAAACCAAATAAAATCAGTAATTCAAATGATTAAAGAAGATAATAATAAGAATGATTTGATTGTTTATCAAGACCACATAAACAAAGCATTCAGTGATGTGTTTGAGATATCTAAGAAGCTATTGATTGAAGAAAGCATCTATGGAGCAGACATCAAACAACGCATTGCAGACAAAGCGCAAAAACTCAAAGAATTTGGCAAAGGAGCTAAATAATGGCATACCCTATTTCTGATGTAACAAGGCGTGTTGTATACACTGGCTCTGCTGGTGTAGGGCCATATAGCTTCAGCTTTGAAATTCTGGCAAACACTGACATTGCTGTTTACAAAGACAGCACATTGTTGACATTGACTACTGACTACACAGTCACGATCAACAGCAATGGCACTGGTTCAGTTACCTTGGTTGTTGCTGCAACTATTGCAAATAACATCACTTTGGTTGGTGACCGAGCAATTGCACGAGCCACAGACTTTGTGACTGGTGGTGATTTGTTTGCCAACTCGTTGAATGATGAGTTTGACAGCTTGGTCATCTTCAGCCAGCAAACAGACGAGAAGGCAGAGCGTGGATTAAAAGCGCCTGTCACTGATCCAACCGACATCAACATGGTTTTGCCAAGCAAGGTTAGTCGTGCTGGAAAGATCTTGGCTTTTGATAGCTTGGGCAATCCAGCGGTTGGTGAAGACATTGGTAACTGGCGTGGAAGCTGGGCGGCTGGTACATCGTACTCAGTGCGTGACTTGGTAAAAGATGCCAGTAACAACAACGTGTATCGTGCCAATACTGCTCACACATCTTCTGGCACTACACCGATATCCAGCAATGCAGATGTTGCCAAATGGGATTTGGTTATTGATGCAGTATCTCCAGCGGCAAGTGCGGCAGCGGCAGCGGCATCAGCATCAGCGGCATCAAGCTCTGCAAACTCTGCATCAAGCTCTGCAAGTTCTGCATCTTCAAGCGCCAGCACTGCAACCACAGCGGCAAGCAATGCCAGCACTGCACAGACTGCGGCTGAAGCGGCAAGAGATGCAACCTTGGCGGCATACGATAGCTTTGATGATCGCTACCTTGGCGCTAAATCAAGTGACCCATCTGTTGACAATGACGGCAATGCCTTGCTTGCTGGATCTTTGTACTACAACACTGTAGTGCCTGAGATGCGTCTGTACACAGGAAGTGCATGGGTAGCGGCTTATGTGTCTGGAGCAAATGTTGCTTACACAAACGCTGCTAATACATTTACTGCCACTCAAACCTTTGCTGGTTCTTCAAGCACTGAGGCAATGAAGACTTCCAATATTGCAGAGGTTGACACCATCTCTGCAACTGCGGCAACAGGCACGATTAACTTTGACATCACGACCCAGTCTGTGTTGTTTTACACCAGCAATGCAAGTGCAAACTGGACTGTAAATTTCCGTGGATCAAGTGGAACATCTTTAAACACTCTTCTGTCAACTGGTGAATGTATCTCTGCCACCTTCTTGGTGACACAGGGTGCAACTGCTTACTACAACTCTGCTGTGACCATTGACGGCACTTCAGTGACTCCGAAGTGGCAAGGTGGTACTGCACCAACAAGCGGCAACGCAAGTTCGGTGGACTGCTACACCTACGTTATCCAGAAAACTGGAAGTGCAACATACGCCGTTTTAGCTTCTCAGACAAAATTTGCGTAAGGGATAGAAGATGCCTCGTTTATCCAAAATTGGAGCCGCCGCTCTTGCCGCCTTTGGGTGGACATCTGGTGTGTCTGCTGTATCTGCCAGCGTCTTAGTCGTTGCTGGTGGTGGTGGTGGTGGTGGTGCGTCAGGCGGTGGTGGTGGTGGCGCTGGCGGTTATAGAACAAGCACAGCATCTCTTAATCCAACGCTTTCATACACGGTAACAATAGGTGCTGGTGGAAATGGAGGAAATGATGCAATCGGAAGTTCTGGTTCTGATTCAATATTTTTAACTGTTACATCTGCGGGTGGCGGTGGTGGCGGTAGAGGTCAAGCATCAGTAGCAACGGCTGGCGCAAGTGGCGGGTCGGGAGGCGGTGCTGGTGGTGAACAAATAGCGGGTACTCCAAGGTCAGGGGGTTCGGGCAATACGCCATCAACAAGCCCATCACAAGGAAATAATGGCGGTTCGGCTACTGCCGTATCTAGTTACCCATCTGCGGGTGGTGGCGGGTCTGGTGCGGTTGGTGGGAATTCTTCTGCTAACCAAGGCGGTGCTGGCGGTGCTGGCACAGCAAACTCTATCTCAGGCACTTCTGTAATCTATGCTGGTGGCGGCGGTGGCGGCTATAACGATTCTGGCGGTGCGGCTGGTGCGGGTGGTACTGGAGGCGGGGGTGCTGGTGGAACAAATGGAAACAATGGAACTGCTGGTACTGCTAACTTAGGTGGCGGCGGTGGTGGTTCAGGAAAATTAAGAGCATCTGCTGGAACAGGCGGGAATGGCGGCTCAGGCATCGTCATCATTTCCTATGTTGGCGCACAGCAATTTGGTGGCGGTGTCGTCACTTCAATTGGTGGTAACACCATTCACACATTTACAACTTCTGGCACTCTTGTTCCAGCTACACCTTTGACAGCGTCTTATTTGGTTGTTGCTGGTGGTGCAGGTGGAGGTTGGAAGTTTGGCGGTGGTGGTGGTGCAGGTGGCTATCGCACAAGCACAGCAACAATTGACACCAACTCAATTTATCTTGTGACTGTTGGTTCAGGTGGTGCTGGTGCGCCAAATGGAAACACAACAACTGGAACGGCTGGTGGCAATTCTGAATTTAGCTCAACAACTTCTGCTGGTGGTGGCGGTGGCGCAAGCCAATCAGCGCAAGCTGGCAGTGGCGGCTCAGGAGGTGGTGCAAGCAATAGCAATACAACATTAAAAGGCTCTGGAAACACGCCTTCTACAAGCCCATCTCAAGGTAATGACGGTGGCAATGGCGCTGTTTCATCAGGCGGTGGCGGTGGCGGGTCAAGTAGCGTTGCTAGTTCTGGTTCTGGTTCAACAGGCGGTAACGGTGGTAATGCCACATCAAATTCAATCAGCGGGTCAGCGGTTACTTATGCAGGCGGTGGCGGTGGCGGCAGTGAAGGTGGTACTGCTGGAACGGGTCAGGGCGGCGGTGGCAATGGTTCAAATAGTGGGTCTACTAATGGTGGCGATGCAACAGCAAATCGTGGTTCTGGTGGTGGCGGTTCTGGTTGGGGTGGCTCAAGCACAGCTAGAGGCGGCAACGGTGGCTCAGGTGTAGTCATCATCAGCTACCCCGGCGCAACCCAACTCATGGCTGGTGGTACTGTCACCATCTCTGGTGGTAATGTTATTCACACATTCACATCAAGCGGATACCTGACACCAATCAAGTTGGTTAACAACTCTTTGCGTTTCCGTTCAAGTGCAAGTGCTTATTTAATTCGCACTTTTACAACCCCAACAAACAATAAATTGTTTACTTGGTCTGGTTGGGTCAAGCGTTCAACTATTGGTGT